ACAACTCGTGTTCGATCACGTTCCTTGCGTCATACGCGAGCTCGGAGCCGTGGGCGACCCTTTCGTCCCTCGTCGGCACGACGACCACGATCACCATTAAGCCGACCTCCGGCTCGGCTTCGGCAACGAACCCGACGCACACTCTCACCGGGACGTTCTGCCCCGGCTTCGACGTCTACTCGGGCTCCGCAGGCGAACTAATGCAGATCGTCTTCGAGACGCAGGGCGGAACATACACGAGCGTTACGGCGTGATCGAGCTCGTCCGCGTGACCGTCGACAAGCGAGACGGAACGAGCAACACCTACGAAATCTTCCCGGAAGCGATCGCCGCTATCGAGGCTTTCACCGGGCTTGGATTCTTCGAGATATTCGCCCAAGATAAGCAGAAAGTGAACAACTTCTACTACTGCGCGTGGGCCGCCGAAAAAGATAACGGAAACGTCGTAAAGCCATTCGAGCAGTATCGAAAAGAACTCCGAAACGTACGGTTTATCTTCCCAAAAGTGGAGGATTCCCCGTCGTCGGAGGAATAGCCGAGCGATACGCGACGCTTTCCCTCGCGTCGGGGAACTCGATTAGAGACCTCCTCGATACGCCGATCGAGTTCGTGAACGCTCTCGAACTACTACTCTCGAAGCAGGCCAAGAAACAAGCTCGAGAAACGAAGAGAGGACGATAGAGCGTGGAGATCAACTTCCCCGAACTCGAAACCGAATCCCTCCTCGGCTCCGGTAGTGGCTCGGGCCGATACGGATACCGCGTCTCCGGTGATCGTGGCACGTATAAAGTAACCGGGCTCCGCGAAGTACGGAAAGCGTTAAAGCAGTACGGCGACGAAACGAAGACCGCTCTAAAGCCTGCGAACCTCGAAGCCGCTCGAGTCGTCGCCGAGAAATCTAAATACTTCGTACCCGTCCGTACCGGTGCTCTCGAGTCCACGATCCGAGCGATCGCGACCACGAAGTCCGGTAAGGTGCGCGTCGGTAACGCGAAAGTCGAGTACGCCGGCCCGATCCACTTCGGTTGGCCTGCACGTCTCATTAAGCCGCAGCCGTTTATCTATGACGCGCTCGACGACCGTATCGAACAAGTAATATCGGTCTATAACTCCGCTATCGACGACCTCTCGAGAAAGTACGACCTGACCTAATGGCTAAACCGATCACCGTCTCGATCGTCGGTAACGCCGGCCCTCTCCGGAAGTCGCTCGGCGACGCCGATAAAAGCCTCTCGAGCTTCGCCAAGAACATCGGAGACCACGCCAAGAAAGCCGGGATAGCGTTCCTCGGCTTCGGAACCGCAGCAGCCGCAGGGCTCGCTATGGCTGCGAAAGCCGCCGCCGAAGATCAGAAAGCGCAAGCCCTCCTAGCGAATCAGGTTCGAGAATCTACCGGTGCGACGACGCTACAGATCGCCGAGCTCGAGAAGTTCGTCGACGCGACGCAGAGAGCGACCGGCGTCGCGGATTCGCAGCTTCGCCCGGCCCTACAGACCCTTGCACGTGCGACCGGTGATCTCGATCAGGCGCAGCAACTCCTGAACCTTTCCCTCGACGTAGCCGCCGGCACGTTTAAGGACGTCGATACGGTCGCGCTCGGACTCGCGAAAGCCTTTAATGGCAATATCGGAGCCCTGACGAAGCTCGGAATCCCACTCGACGAGTCGATCGTGAAGTCGAAAGACTTCGCAGCCGCGCAGAAAGTGCTCTCCGATCAGTTCGCCGGAGCGTCCGCGACCGCCGCCGAGACGTTCGAGGGGAAGTTAAACCGTCTACGGATCGTCTTCGACGAGCTCGTCGAGTCGATCGGATACGCGGTGCTCGAGAATAAGTATGTCGAGGACGTGATCGGCAGACTTCCGGACGCGACGCAGGCCGCTATCGACGCATTCGGGAAAGACGGTCTCTCCGGAGCCCTGAAAGCGTTCACGTCTAACCTCGGCGTAACTGGAGCCTATATAGACGCGTTTTTCCTCTCGACTCGAGTCTCGGCCCTCGAGTTCACTCGCGGAGTGTTTAAGGCGATCGCTCCGCTAACGATCGCGTTCGACGCGATTAACGCGACCGTCTCGGCGGTACTTGGAAAGCCTGCACCGAAGACGCTCGCCGCGACCCTGAACGAAGACCTCGGACGAACGCAGTTCGAGCTCGACGTAACCGTCGCCAAGATTAAGCAGCTCGAGGACATTCTCGAAGCACAGAACGCACAGCAGAGAGCGATCGCAGCACAAACCGCACAATGGGAAGCGAAAGTAGCGGCCCTCAACGGCACTCTAACGACTACGAAAACGAGTCTCGAAGAGTTCGCCGGCGGCGGTGGCGGTGGCGGTGGCGCGGTCGATAAAGCCGCCGAAGCCGTAAAGAAACTCCGTCAAGAGCTCGAGGGACAGTTCCCGAAAGCCCTCGACGCAGCCGCCGCGATCGCACGTAAAGCGACCGAAGAGTTCGACGCATACGCGAAGTCGATCGAGGACGCGATTCTCCGCACCCTCAACTATTCCGACGCATACGACGCCGGCAAAGAATCCGGGAAAGGCTTCCTCGACGCGCTCCGATCGCAAGCCGAACTCGGTCGCGTCTACGCCGAACGCATTCAGCAGCTTGTTGTCGCAGGACTCGAGGGCCCGGCCTTGCAGCAGGTCGTCGACGCCGGAGCAGAGACCGGAATCCGAATCGCCGACGAACTCCTCAAGTCGAACGCGAACATTCTCGAAGCGAACAAACTCGGCGAAGACCTCACCGCAGCCGCGAAACGCGCCGGAGAGATCGCCGCGAAGCAGTTTAAGATCGAGGGCGTCAATGCTGCGACTAACCTCTTACAAGGCGTCGAGGAAACGCTTTCGAGTTATCAGATTCGCCTAACGTCGCAGAACCTTACCGCGAAGCAGCTTCGACAACTTAAAGAGCAGTTTTACGTAGACGTAGCTTTCCTCTTTCAGACCTCCGGATATGCGATCCCGAAGCTCGCCGACGGTGGCCTAATCACCCGTCCGACTATGGCACTCGTCGGAGAAGCCGGCCCGGAGCTCGTGATCCCACTCGATCGGCTCGGCGGAATGGGCGGAGGCGATACCTACGTCGAGGTAAACATTAACGCCGCAGTAGCCGACGCCCGTCTCGGAGACGTCATCGTTCAGGCTCTCCGCGACGTGAATCGGCGAAGCGGCCCTCTTGATATAACGGTGCTCTAATGGGCTCGACGCTCGTTACTGGCGGCGATTACCTCGTCGAACTCGATACCGGGGAGATCGAGGACGGATTCACGCTCGGCGACGCGACTCGAGGCGTTCTCGGATCGACGACCTATGTTCTCACCGGTACGACCACGTTTACAGACGTCTCGGAACTCGTCACGTCGCTACAGATTCGACGCGGACGACGCAAGATAAAAGACCAGTTTGTCGCAGGATCGGTGCAGATCGCACTCTTCGACAACTTGAACCGCGACCTAGACCCTTATAACGAGGACTCGGCTTTCTTTAACGTCTCCGCCGAGCTTCCCGGACTCTCACCAAATAGGCAGATACGAATCTCGAGGAACGCTACCTATATCTTTCAGGGCCGCGTTACCGGCTACCGCTACGAATACGAAGAGCAGAACGTCGTAATAATCACCGGAGCGGACGACTTCACGCTCTTAGCGTCGATCGAACTCGACGCACAAACTCCAAGCGTCGAGACCTCAGCCGATCGCGTAGAGACGATCCTCGATCTCGCGGCGGTCGACTGGGGAACGAACCGCGACATAACAGCTAGCCCAGATACCACACTCGGCGCGTACGCGATCGCCGACGGAACGAACGTCCTCGCCTACTTACAGAAGATCGCACTAAAAGCCGAGTTTGGTCGTCTCTTTATGAGAGCAGCCGATAACTATCTCGTCTTTCAGCAGCGAATCGGAAACACTCTCTCGGCTCCGACCGTCACGTTCGCCGACGTCGGCGTCGGTCTCCCGTATAACCGGCTCTCGATCGACTACACGAGCGACGACGTCATTAACCGCGCCACGATCAAGCGCACCGGCGGAACCGATCAAACCGCACAAGACGCGACCTCTATCTCGACCTACT